ACAGTGTGCTACAGGCGTTGCTGCCGCAGTCGTTTGTAGATCGTTTCGATGCTGATTTTCAAATACAAATACTTAGTGCTGAACTGCCCGGCGATATACATTCTCAGGATGGGACAGTACATATCAACAGGAAAATTTTAAACATTAATAACCGATTAAATCAAATGTAAATGGCAACAGAATTAGCTGGTAAACTACTTGAGCTTAAAGTTTCCTTCGATGGCGGCACCACCTTTAAAACAGGCGTGTGTGCAATTTCCTTCGACGAAACGACTCAGGTGCCTTATAACCCAGAAGAAACGGATTGCGGCCGTATTGGATCTCCAGGTACCGCATTTAGCGAGATCAGCGGGGAGTTCATTACTGAGCTTGCCCCAGGGGGATCGCAGTTTTCGTACAAGGATATCAAGGCCGCTGCTGTCAACGGTACCAAGCTGGTAGTGGAGATTCAAAACCCTGTTGTGGGTTCTGTAACCGCAGGCTCTCAGATCTACCACAAGGCTGACTACTTTGTAACATCGATTGGCAACCAAAAGAATACAAGCCAAAGCGTGCGGTTCAATGTTGCATTGTCTTCTGTTGGGCTGCTTGATATAACACCGTAATCATGATTGGATACACACAAGCTACTATCCTCGGTAAAGTCCGGGGCTTAAAATTCGGGTCTCTTGCTGCTGAGAATATAACGATGGAATTAGTGGCTCTCGGTGCTGCCACCGGGGGCAACTATTCCACGTCCATGATCACTGTTATCATCTATTGGGGACTGTATAACAACGCATGGAGCAAAAAGGAAGACATTGACTTCACATTCGAGCAGGTGAGCGATTGGGTGGATGAGAACGCCGGTAATGATGAGCTGGTTGAGGTGTTTGGCGAGATAGCGAAATGCTATGAGGCCAGCACATCTACAAAGCAAACCATTGAGCGGTTGGAGCAGAAGTTGGACGAGATAAAAAAAAAGACAGTGTTGACCTCGGAAGCAGGGCAGGATGGGCAACCATCAGGGGGTTCGCAATGGGTAAACTTGGATGGTCCATCGATGAGTACTACAGTACAACCTTAGCCGACCTGATCCTGGCATACCGGGCGTACAATGAGAAGGTGACGGACGAGTGGCGGCAGACGCGATTGGTGATGTTCACGATGGGGCGGCTGTGGGGAGATCCAAAGAAGCCGATCAACAGGCCAGAAGATTTATTCCCACTGCAAGGTGATGAGGTTGTAGGTGGTGAATTGACTAAGGAGGAAGTGGCAGAGGCACTAAAACAATTTGAACAACAGTTAGGGTATGGAGCAGTTTCTGAAAGTTAAGATAGGGGCGGACGTTGGAGATCTCACCAAAGGTGTGAATGATGCCAACCGCGCTCTTTCCAGCCTTAAGCAACCCGTAGCCAATGCAGGAGCCACATTGACCAATTTCAACAGGATAGTACAAGATGCGCCATTTGGTTTAATCGGTATCCAAAACAACATCGAGCCACTATTCACTTCTTTTGGTCAGTTGAAAGCGCAGGCCGGCGGTACGGGTGCAGCATTAAAAGCATTGGGTGCTTCATTGGTTGGTCCGCTGGGTGTTGTGGCCGGCATTTCCTTTGTTACATCCCTTACTACTACCCTGGTCCAGAAATACGGATCATTAGGTGCTGCGGTGGAGGCATTGACCAGGGCAAACGATCCATACTTCAAGCAGCAGCAGCAGATTGCCGCCATCAGGAAAGAAGCGGTGAAAGATGCCGGTGAAGAAATTGCAAAGCTTAATGTACTTGCTACTGTTTCAGCAGATACAAGCGTATCACTCGAGAACAGAAAGAATGCAGCCAATGAGCTGTTGAAGGTGTACAAAAAATACCTGCCGGCGCTCACTCAGGAAGCTATTTTGAATGGCCAAGCCGCAGATGCCATTAATAAGGCAAAAGACGCTATTCTCAATAAAGCCCTTGCCCTTGCTGCTGAAAAGAAACTGGCAGAGGTGGGTGCTAAGATACTTGATAACCAACTGGCACAGATCGACGCTGTGAACAGGTACAGTACTGCTCAGAAAGAGTTGAGCGATCAGGTTGCAAAGGCCAATAAAGAAGGTCTGAGAGGCCGTGAGGGTGTGAATACGCAGACGGTGTTCTTCAATACCCAACTGGAAAAGTCCGAAGGCAATTTGAAAAAGCTTGGATCTGAGGCGCAGAACCTGCAAAAAGAATACGATACCCTATTAAAACTTGCTACTGGATTTGCCATCAAAGCGGGTAGCGCATTTGCTCCTCCAGGTAAAGAATCCGCGCCAAAGATCACACAGGTCATTCAACGGGCGCAGGAGTTGAGGATCATCCCGGACAAGGTGCGAATTGATGCGAGTGAGACCACAGCAGATATTGAGCAGGCAAGGAATTTCCTGCTGGATAACGGGCTGAATATTCCGATCAATATTGACGTGCCACGCGAAACCTTTGACAATCTGGCGAAGCTCGGTGAAGCTGCTAAAAATGCATTTGACCTCGAATTGTACCGGGCAAAGGCTAAGGAGTTCAAAGCGATCCTGGCTGAAGGCCTCGCACAACCATTGGGAGACCTGATATTCAACTTTCTCGATCAGGGCAAGGTAGGCTTCAAAGAATTTGCTGATGCAGCCATTTCATCTATAAAGCGCATTGTGGCGCAGCTGATCGCTACCAAGATCATTCAATTGATCGGCAATCTGGTATTCCCTGGCGCGGGTGGTGTGATTGGCAAGGGAATAGGATCCGCAATCGGCAGCGCGATATTCGGCGGCGTAGTGAATCCGAACCTTTCCGGATTATCCGGCGGCGGGCTTGCACTATTTGGCGGCGTAAGTTTTGAGATTAAAGGGCCCAACCTCGTAGGGGTCCTGAATAACACTAACGCATCAATACAGAGGGCGGGATAATGGCATACGCGGTAAAATATCAGTACGATTTCAGGGCATTCCAAGGGGATAGCTGCACCGTTTACTTTTTCTTCAATGAATATTCCGGCCCGGTCACTGAGCTATCGGCAGGACCCAAAGGATTTGTGCTTCGCGAGTTCAACACCAATCAAGAATTTTTTAAGCATATCAGGGGCTTTCAAGCAGAGATGGAGATCCTTTCTGATGGGGTAACTATTGATGATTTCCTGACCGAAAACGAAACAGACATACAGGTGCAGTTGTGGGTGAATGGTTTCGTGTACTGGATCGGCTGGCTCATGCAGGACGATTTTCAGGATGAGTGGAGGAATAGCCGGCACTTCTTCATTTTGAGGGCCACGGACGGACTAGGCCAGCTCGCTACATCCGGCACCAACCCCAACGGAGGATTGAACCAGGTGGAGAGTTATTTGGTGTACGCGCTGGACGGCACGCCTCTAAAGTACCAAGGTGCCACAATCATCAATCAGTTGTTTTACGAGGGGATGAATACTGCGTCCAATGCAAATGCACTGGCTCAGGCATACCTTGACGCGAAAACATTTGAGGGTGACGGTGCGGAAAAGATCGTGGAGAAGATCAACAAGGCATACAATCAAACGATATTCCAGTATCAAGGCAGGTGGTGGATAGTGCGCATGGAGCATTTTCTTCACCCGGGCAATATCTCCGGCTTTGTCAAGAACTTCCTCAGCAATACGCCGTTCTCAAAGAGCTTCATTGTCAATGTTGGCGTTACCCAGGATATTGTTCCCATACAGCCCTACATGCAGAAGTTGTTCCGAAGAGGGTTCAAGATCGACAGGATCAATTTTCTTTATGAGTTTCCCAATGAAATCATCTGCAACCAGAGCTTTTTAAGGGGTGCCAGGATATTACCAACCACGGATAAATACTATGTGGAGTGTTGGACGCTCTACAGGGGCAATCTCGGTTCGTACAATCCTGGCACAGCTCAGTTTTACCGGAAAGAGGAGTATGATGTGGATGGGAATATAACAGACAACTATGTGGTGATTGAGCGCGATCCGGCCCAACCTCATTTCATGCGCTCCAGTGGGTTGATCATGAACACGGGTGATAGTATTCAGGTTGAGGTTGATTACAGAACGCAAAGGAACCCACAGAACGGGATATCAAACATAAACGTAGGGGTAGTACAGTTAGAGCCATTTGCCGGGACAACCAATTACACCCTTGACGATGACGGCGTATGGTACCCGACAAATCTTACCTATTCAACCAACGTTAAAAGTTTGACCCTTGCCCTTTCTGCAGGTGAGAGTGACGGCAACTGGAACACGTATTCCGTGAGGTCTAAAGGGGTACCTGTACCGGGAAAGATTTACATCCTGCTTTACAATGTCCACACCCTTAGAAACTCTGACGCTAATTTCAAAGGTCTTCAGATTACCATCAGGGAGAGCAACCGCCAGCTGGGGGTGAGTGGGGATTTCGACAGATACACCAGGCCGGAAGATGTGCGCCAGAACTATGAGGAGCAGACCTATATCGACGATGCCAATAACCGGGTACACAAGGGGGCGTTGTTTTTTAACGGCGAACTGACCGGCGACCGGTGGTTCAGGGGATCATTCCCATCCGAAAGGCTGACATTCAAAAGGCACAAAGCCATTGCTCACATGCTGCTGGACAGAAAGCGCAGGTACAAGATCGACGCGACCCTGCTGGGCATCATGTGGACAGATGGTGGGGTGCGAAAACCCATCGGGCTGATGAACAGGTTTGTGTTTACGGATGATGCGCCTGGCAAGCAGTTCATGATCCTGAACCTGAAAGAGATAGACTTTGTGGCGGGCACGATGAGTGTTACGCTGATTGAGACATGGGACAGTGGGGATGATGATAACCCGGCGAACTACCCGACGCATGATTTTGGATACATCTATGAAAGTGGTAATTAACAAGGTGTGTGTAATTAGGGCCTCATATATTCTAAAAGCAAATTAAATTTGATTATAGCAAATGGCTGATGTTGTAAATGGGAAGTATCTGGTTCTTTACGCACAGATCGGGGCCGACCTTCTGCCCTTTGCCTGTGCTAAGAATTTCGATATGGTCATTACCACAGAGGCCATTGAATTAGCACCCAAAACAGATTCCACATTCAGGGCTTTCAAGCCAGGGAAAAAAGATATCAAGTTCAACGGCGGCGGCCTTATAAAATTGGTCCAGACCGGGATAAACACCACGACGAGCATAGTAGTGGCGCAGCTTGCCGGGCAGACGTTCAAGGTTAGATTTTCACTGACTGACCCGCAAAACAATGAGGTGTATTATGAATGTGATGTGATGGTTCTTGAAACCAACCAATCAAAAACATCAGGCAGCACAGCGTCATACACTTTCTCATTGCAGGCGATTGGTAAAGTGACGATAGTGGGCGGCACAAATGTGGGCGGGGTATTCACTCAACAGTACACAACACAATTCGTTTAATGGCAACAATACCATCCATACGGTCCAATATTGCAGCACAGATCACCAACAGCTCTGGCATCAATTCCATTAGCGAGGGCGATGTAGGTAATAATGTGGACGCGCTTGCTTTAGAGGTCAGGGATCGCGGCATTGTATTCGTGGCCGATGATACCGCTGCGCTAGCCTATGACTTCACCGATAGCAAGATAGTCCTGTCACTTTCCAGCGGTAGGATTTTCAGGCATAACGGCACGTCATGGGTTATGGTGCTGGATCCGGCATCTGCTGCCGACACCTCAGCGCCATTTATCATTCAGGCGTTTCTCATCTCAAGCAATATTGTGAGGATACTGTTCAACAAAAAGATGCAGCTCACCAATACAACAGGCTGCTCTTTCTCCAGTCCTACGGGTAATCCGATCACAGCGTTTAGCGGATCAGGCACCAACACTTTGGATTTCACGCTTACAAATCCAATATCGTCCGGCACGCTTGTACAGTTTTCATACAATTCGACGCTTGGTGATTTAAGAGATACAACGCCTAACCAGAACGAGTTGCAGACGATTTCCGGTTATCTGGTGGTGAACACCTTGCAGATAACGAGCATATCGGAGCTGAGTGATGTGGGTAGCATATCAGGAGCTACCAATGGGCAGGCATTAGTTTTTGATGACACTTTAAATGTATTCATTCCCGGTGATGTTTCGGGCAGTGGCGGCGGCGCGCTTGAGGGTGTCCTATAAATTTTTAAGTATGGCAGAAATTAATATATCGCTAAAGAGAATGACCAATACTGGCGGGCTGTATCGCAAGCTCGATCCTGCTGCTGTGGTGGATAATATTTGGTCATTTCTGGACTCCGATGGATCTAAGGTTGAGATCGTAGACAGGAAATCCCCATACATAGCAAGGCTTGGCGGCGTGCTACCTGGATCAGATATGACCACACGGGTGCAAAATATTGTCAATCATGCCGATGTAAAGGAAATAGTATTCGATAGCGGAGATA